TAAACACTTAATGCCGTTCGATTTTAAACTCTCAAAAGATAAAAAGCCCTTAGTTGTGGGCGAAAAATATATCAAACTTTTTGACTATGGCAACTCCTAGAAAAGAACCTTATAAGCTCGCCGAGATGTACCGATTCGGCATTGTTACGGGCCGACCTCCTAAGTTTAACACGCCAAAGGCTATGAGTACAAAGATTAACTTATACTTTAAGCATTGCGATGAGGTACTTAAACCGCCTACAATCACAGGTTTAAGTTTGTTTTGTGGCTTTTCAGATAGGCGAAGCTTTTACGATTATCAAGACGACAAGCCCGAGTTTTCACACGTAACGCGCGCGGCTCGCACCGTTATCGCTAACTTTCATGAAATAAATGTCGCAACTAGCGACAAGCCTCAAGGGTCTATTTTCATGCTTAAAAATTTCGGGTTTTCAGATACTCAGACAATCGAGCATAAAGGCAAGGCCGAAGTGCGCCAGACGTTCAAAATCGGCAAGACTATAATCGAATTTTAATAACCCCACCATGAAAAAAACGATCAAAGTAAAAGTAGGGAATAGAGTCTTTGAGGGGGTTGTGCCTTTAGAGTACGAAGAGACGGCGAGCAGCAAAGTCAAAGGCCTAGCTATTGAGCCGCTGACTAAAAAAGCATCTCAAAACTAACAACAGACGCTTGACGCATGAGTACACCCGAAACGCAACTCTTATTTGATCCGTTCCCAAAGCAATTGGAATTCTTAGAGAAAGCGCTCGACAAAGTGGCTGAGCTTGTTATTTACGGTGGGGCGATTAGAGGGGGCAAGACGTTCGTATCTCTGGGCGCGTTAGTCGTTCTTTGCAAAATGTACCCAAATAGCCGTTGGGCAATCGTCAGAAAAGACCTACCAACGCTAAAAAGGAACATATTACCACCATTTAGAAAGATTGCGCCAAATAGTTTTTTAAAGGGTGGTTCGTTTGATAATGCATACAACCAAGCCGATCAAGTAGTCACGTTTAACAACGGCTCTCAAGTCATTCTATTTGCAGAAAATTACTCCCAAGATAAAGAGCTCAACCGTTGGAAGGGGCTCGAGGTTAACGGCTTTTTGCTCGAAGAGTGCAACGAATTGCAAGAGGAATCTTTTTACAAGGCAATCGAGCGGGCCGGCACTTGGATCTTACCGAGCGGCCAAATTCAGCCACCATCTAAAATATTAATGACTTGCAACCCCTCGCAAAACTGGGTTAAAACGACCCTATACGACCCCGCGCAAAACAACGCCTTGCCAGACTGTTGGCACTACATACAAGCCCGAATTTTTGACAACCCTTTCATGCCTAAGTCTTATATTGAGGGGCTTAAAAGGTTGCCTAAAAATCAATATCAAGTTTTTGTTTTGGGTAATTGGAATATAAAGCTCAAAAACGGGGCCGAGTTCTATCACAAATTCAATGTAGATACTAATATCGGGCCCGCGAAGTACAACCCCGCCTTGCCTCTTCATATTTCTTTTGACGAAAACGTAAACCCTTATTTGCCGGCGACTATATGGCAAGGCGAAGGTTTGAACGTCTGGCAAATAGATGAGATAGCGCTCAAGAAGCCCCACAATAAGATAAAAAGCGTATGTAACGAGCTCGGGCGGCGTTATAAATTCCATTCTGGCGGCGTTTTTGTTTATGGAGATGCCACCTCGAGAAAAGACGACACCAAGATCGAGCACGGCATGAACTTCTTTAATTTGGCCTTGCGATACCTTGCGAAATTCAGACCTACTAAAAGAGTGCCTAAAAGTAACCCGAGTGTGATCATGAGAGGCAACTTTATAAATGCTTTATTTGAGGGCGAGATTGACGGCGCGAGCGCTTTAATAGGAGAAAAAAACGAGCTCACAATCGGAGACATGACCAACGTATTAGAAGATAGTGACGGTAAAAAGTTAAAAATAAAGGTAAAAGACGCAAAAACGGGCGTAACTTTCGAGCCTTGGGGCCACCTTTCGGACGCGAACGACTATTTTTTAACATGGTATTTTAAGGCTCAGTTTCGCGCCTATCAAGGTAGCGCGAGCCTTGAGGCTCCTAGAACAGTAAAAAAGAGAGTTATAAAAAGAACTTATTGACATGAATTTTATACTAAAGCACGACCTTCTTACTAAGATAAAGGCCCAAGAGCTTACAATCTTAACTGAGGACACTCAAAACCCCGCGCAAGAGTTGTTCACCTCAATAGAGGCCGCGCAAAAGGAGTTAAAAAGCTATATTTCGCACCGTCATGACGTTGCTCTCGCTATGCCTTCGGTTTGGTATTACAACACCAACGAGCCCAGAGCTACGGGCGACCTTGTTGTCGTTTATACTGAAAACCCCTACAATGCCGCTACTACTTACGCCGTTGACGCCTTAGTAATTGAGCCAGAAACGGGCCGCGTGTACATGTCAATAAATAGCGGAAACGTGGGCAATGCCTTGTCTGAGGTTCTAAAGTGGGCCCCCTTGGGCTATAATTATAACTTTTATAGGAGCCTTTCAGACGATAACGAAGACCCTGTCACAACAACGACAAGTTGGTCGCCTGTTGGGTTAGACCCGCGAGACTCCTTACTTAAACGCATGTTAATTGATCTCACTCTCTACGACCTACATGCGAGAATAAAGCCGCGCCAGATACCAGAGCACCGGATCCAATTGCGAGACGATACGATCAAACTATTAAGAGACGCGGCCGACCCGCGCAAAAATATAACTCTCGATTTACCACTAATAGACCACGGCACAAAGTCGGGCGTTGACTTGACTTTCGGAGGTAATACAAAAACAACTCATAGTTACTAAGCCATGAAAATACCATTTACAGACGTTAGCATTAATTTCGGCAAAGTCCAAAATAAAGACAGGAAACGCCGCGACATGTCCGACATTATCGAGAGAATTAAAAAAACTCAGTTAATTAGGGCCCGCGAAGACGTTAAGAAGTGGCGAGACGCTTTAAACCGTGCCGAGAGCCACCATTTGCCAGACCGAACCGACTTAATACGGATATTTAAAGACATCACTCTTGACGCCCACCTCTCAAGTCTAATGACTACGATCATACTAAAAACGACCTCATCGCCTTTTTTTATAGAGGACGAAAACGGCGAAATTGACGAAGATGCAACCGCCACTTTTAAAAAGAAATGGTTCAGAGACTTTACAAAGCACGTAGTCGAGGCCCCTTTATACGGCTTTTCTCTGGTGCAATTTGGCGATATAATGGGCTCGGCGTTTAAAAATACCGAGTTAGTGCCGCGCGAATACATAGTACCGGAAAAAAGAGCAGTAAAAAAGCATCTTTATCAGTCTGGGCAAGATCTTACCTACTTTGACGATAGGCCCTTCGATTTGTGGACTATCTTCATACATGATAAATACGATTTAGGTCTATTAACTAAGGCCGCGCCTTTGGTTATATGGAAAAAAAACGTCCTCGGAGCGTGGAGTGAGGCGGCCGAGCTTTTCGGTATGCCTATTAGAGTAGGTAAAACGGACATAAATAACCCGATCGCTTACAAAAACATGACCGACATGCTAGAGAATATGGGCTCGGCGGCTTGGGCGGTCATGGATTCAGACGATGAGATCGACCTCAAAGAGATCACAAAGTCAGATTATTACAATGTTTACGACCGCTTGATCGACCGCGTAAATTCAGAGCTTAGCAAATTAATTTTAGGCCAAACAATGTCAAGCGACAACGGGAGCTCTAAAAGTCAAGCCGAGGTGCATGAGAGAGTACTAGACGACTATATTAGCGCGAGCAAGATGCTAGTTGCTGACGTTGTTAACGATCAATTAATTCCTTTAATGGTTCGCCATGGAATGATAAAAGAGGGCCTAAAATACAGGCAAGACAACGAAGAGAAAATAAATATAAAAGCCCGCTTTGACATGGTTAATTCCATGCAGAAATGGACGGGCGCAAAGGTTCCTATTGACTACATTGTCGAGACTTTCGGAATACCACTAGAAGAGGTCGAAGCCCTTACAATCGAAACAACAGACCCAACAGACCCCGAAGAGATCGAGAGCGTAATGCCTACAATAAAAGACTTGTACAACGAGATAAACGGACACAGTCACTAAATGCCGGATAAAATAACATACAACAGGCGGCAATTAAACAATCTTTTAAAAGGCGTTTTCGGTGGCTCTTTTACGCCCTCAAGCTTGCCTTTGGACTTGCACGAGGCTACTATAAAAACTTTAAGCGAGGGCGTTGCTCGTGGTTTTGGGTCTGGCAAGCTCACGAATGAAGTGAGCGAGCTTTTTGAGCACTTCGACCATAATGTCGCGGTTTTCTCAGCGGCAAAAACTCACCAACAAATTAACGACATGTCTCGCGCTCTTATAGACCCAAGTACGGGGCTAAAGAGATCGTTTTCGGAGTTCAAAGCTAGCGCAAACGAGGTTTTTGATCAATACAACTCTAATTGGTTACGTACTGAGTACCGAACGGCCGTAAATCAAGGTCTAGGGGCTAAGCAATGGATTGAGTTTTCAAAAGATAAAGACTCTTTTCCTGTATTGAGGTATCAAACGGCAAACGATGAGCGAGTGAGAAAAGAACACTCGAGCTTAGATAATATCGTGAGACATATAGACGACCCCTTTTGGCTTAAATGGTTCCCTCCTAACGGTTGGAATTGCCGTTGTGATGTTACTCAGCACGAAGCTGACGAGTTAAAATTGACGAGCGACAAAGGGCTCGCCGGTATTCAAGACCCGAGCGCTCTATTTAAAGGAAACCCCGCTTTAGATAAGGTTATTTTTGACCCAGATCACCCCTATATTTCGAAAGTTGCCGAAAGGTTCCACGTTTTAAGGGCTAACAACTTTAATTTGCCTGTACCTCCTTTACCTAAGACGGCGAAAAAAGTTAGAAAAGCTAAAAAAACCATAGTTAAAAAAGATCCGGTAATAATCAAGCCGAAGCACTTGGAAATGGAGCCGGACGAGTTAAAAGACATTGCGGGTGTCAAGATGAGTAAGGAGTTTTGGCCTTTGTTTAAAGAAAAGGTGCCCATAGTGGTGGCGGCTAAGGGTAAGGGGTCGTTTCATAGAGCGGGCACCGTTCACATTGCCAACTCGAAGAGAAACCCGAAAGGGTCGCCTAGAATGAAGCAACTAATATCTCATGAATTCGGTCACGCTTTCCACTACCAACACAATATGTTAAGGCCTTATCAGAAAGTAGACGAAGACTTTGAGGAATTTTTCACACGACACCAAAAGGACACGTTCGGGCGAGGTCGAAGAGACAAGGCCGGCAAGGCTATAAGGTTAAAAATAGACTCTTGGAATAAACGCCCTACAATGGAAGCTTTTAACTTGCATAATGCCGAGTTAAAAGAAGTCGCCGAGGCGGCGGGCTTAGATTTCTCGTCAGAAATTTGCAATGAGATGATCTTGACTTGTGCCGACACGGTGGGCGCCATGACTATGGGCCGCCGTGGCTATGGTCATAGCGAAGCATATTACAAGAGAGCGGGCGGCTATGGCGGGCGGGTTGAGGTTTTTGCTCACATGTTTGAGGTAAATAATTATAGAGAAAACCCTTTTATAACGCATTTTTTTCCAGACTATGCCGCTGAGCTCGAGATATTATACAAAACTTTAACGGATAAAGTGAAATAATGACAAACAACAACGAATTAAATAAAGCCCTATTCGCTTACTTTGATAAGCACCCTAATGCCGAAAGCCCTCTCGATCACATTGCCTTTTTTGGGGTCGATGAGCTCTTGACTATAATGCAAAAGGCTAACGGGCGATTTATTAAATTTACCGAGGACAAAACCCAAGGGCAACAAGATAACGCTCCTATGACATTTAAATATGAGTAAAAGAAGAGGCAAACAAATAGACTTTGATAAAATAAACCGAAATCTCGATAAAATGGCCGAGAGGTTGCCGAGAATTGCGGGCGTTTATATGCTTAACCATTCAAAAAAAGCCTTTAGAGAACAAGGCTTTACAGACAATGCGCTCAAGCCTTGGGCTAAGAGATCCACTAAGAACAGAGCCGACAAAAATACCAACAAATCGAGGGCTATTCTTATAGACTCGGGCAATTTAAAGCGATCTTTGAGAATAAGAAAGGCCAATTTTAGAGAGGTCATTGTCGGATCTTACGGCATGAGTTACGCCTCTAGGCACAACAGGGGCTTGAAAGGCATGCCAGAGCGTAAATTTGTCGGGCGGTCTAAGGTCTTGAATGACAAAATAGAAAAGTTAGTGTTTAAAGAGTTTAAAAAAGCTATTGAGCCATGAGTAAAATAATATTATACAACAAGATAAAAGAACATATTAACGCGGTTGAGGGTTTCAAGTGCTTCGGCCTGTATAATGGGCAATTTGATCGCGAGATAGATGAGGACGTTTTGACCTATCCGGCCGTTTTCGTTTCTTTTGGGTCTATAGAGTGGGCCAACGTCTTAGGGTCTGTTAAAAACTTGCAAGAGGGTTTAATCGAGGTAGAATTGCGCGTTGGGTTTAAGAGACTAGACAAAGACAACGAGGGCACTCTCTCAGAAATAGATAAGTTATTTGTGGCCCTCGAGGCTTTCGGAGACGATGAGTTCGACCCGCTTAGACGGGTTCGCGATACTCAAGACACTAACTACAACAACCTTGAAGAGTGGATCTTGACCTTTAGAACGATATTAAGAGACACGCAAGCCACAATGACAGGCACCCAAACGCACACAATAACGAGTTTAGACGCCCGAACCGACTCGACTATCTCAACAGACGTTTGACTCTATTTTTGTCGTATATTGCGCCCTTCATGTATAGACTTTCCTAGCGTTTTGTGATGAGGACGTTTTGAATTTGATTAATTTTGGTTAATTAGTATAAAAAGGGCTTTTCAGTAGGCCCTTTTTATTTAAACGATAACTTTAGATCATGGATAAAAATAAAAACCCTTCTTTCTTACGTTGGACGCTCAAAAGCAAAACAAAGCGCGCGGGCCTTGCTTTTTTACTCCTGTTTTCTTTGCTCGGGCGTCTGTTTATGTACTCGGATCTTTTAAGCATACCGTGTGACGGTCAATTTCTTTGCGGGTTCTGGCGACATCTTGACGAGTTGCCTTTTTTCCTAATACTATCCTATGAGTTGGCGACAACGGTGCCCTTTGCCCTTGTTTTGCTCTCGTTTTGGGGCTTGTACAAGTCTAACGTCTTATTTAAGAAGCCTAAGCCATGAGAGGCGCGGGCGAGTTTATCACTAGAGCTTTAGAGGCCAACTTTGACGATCCTAGATTTATTTTTGCGGCCGTTTGTTTGGCTCTTGCCGGTGTTTTCAACGCATGGCTCGACCGTCTCGACAATGTCGGGGCCTTTTCGACCTCAATTTTTAAAGGTTGGCGGCGTGACTTCTGGCTTAAACCAGAATCGGCAAATAGAAAATATAAAACGTACCCAACGGGCAAGCTTATAGTTTCGCATTACGACAAACAAAACCGCCCCATTTACAAGCCCGCTTTCACCTTCTTAGGGCTGAGGTCTGACAAGTCGCTCGTTTTCCTTTCGGACGGTTGGCACCTTGTACAGTTTGGGCAATGGTCATTTGTGTGCTTTGCGGTTGTTTTTGCCTCTGGTCTAACCATGGGCAATTTGTGGTTTTGGGTTCTATGGACTTGTATGCGCGGGGTTTTGACGGGAACTTTTGCCGCCTTTTATGGCTCAGTATTTCGAGCCCGAGGCTGAGCGCGAATTCAACGCCTTTTCAAAGTCGCCCCAAATAGTGCGTTCGCTCAAAAAAAGCTCGTCAGCTAGTTGACCGACCGCCCGCGATATTGAAACGGGCCGCTTGTTAACCTCTCTCAAAACATGTTCGGCCCTTTTATCGAGCTTGCCCTCTTTTCGTCTCATTTACTGCAAAGATTGATCTATCTATCAAAATTAAGGTAAATCAATAGACAAACAAGCTTTCTTTGCATTTATGGACTTGCAATATGTAGAAAATTTTACAGGTGGTACCGTTGTCATGCTAGTGTATGGTGAGATAGGAGGCGAGAAAGGCGTCAACGGTGCGCAATTTGCTCAAGTTATTCAATACTTGCAAGGCGATCCGGAGGTCTTAGATATAGAGGTGAGGGTAAACTCTCACGGTGGCGGCGTTCTTGACGCCCTCAATATATTCAACGCGATTAGAGGCTCAAAAAAACCATGTAGAACGATAATTGACGGCATTGCCGCAAGTTCTGGCGGGTTGGTAGCTATGGCCGGACATACTCGAGCGATTAATGACTTTGGCCGCTTAATGGTACACGCTCCAAGCGTGCCAGACAAGGCAAAAGAGACTTTAAACGAAAACACCGTTAAAATGCTCGATCAATTTCAAGATTTGATTGCCGACTTATTGACGGCCAACTCGAAACACGAAAAGAGCGAAGTCGTGACCATGATAAACGGCGAAACATGGTTTAATGCAAATCAAGCCCTCGAGGCGGGTTTTGTTGACGAGGTTATCAATACAGGCCGACAATTTGACGAGGTTTTCAACGGCCTCGACTTCGAAACTAGCGAGCTTAGCCTCGTTGTAAATAATTTTAATAGGAACCCTAAAAACATCATAAAGATGAAACTAGTAAAAAATACGCTCGGGCTTGACGAGAACGTCAGCGAGCAAGTGGTAAATGAAACAATCGCAACGATTGTAAACGAGAAAGCCACGGCCGACAAGGCCCTCGAGACTGAGCAAAAATTGCACGGCGAAACGAAAACGGCACTAAAGACGGCAACGGATAAAGTGACTGAGATTAACAACTCGGCGGCGGTTTCTTTTGTTGAGAACGCTATAAAAGAGGGCAAATTTGCACCAGAGGCAAAAGAAGCGCTTATCTCTCAAGCTAAAAACGACCTAAAAGGGTTTAAAACTCTTTGTGAGTCTATGGCGACACCCGCGAAAAAAATCACGGATAAAATAGACACTAAAGGAGACGCTAAGGCGGGCGAAGTTGTCAACGGAAAGCTTGACGGTAAAACTTTTAGAGAGCTTGAAAAGTCAAGTCCTCAAGTTATCGTTGACCTTTTGGCTAACGATCCAGAAAAGCACGCGGCTCTATTCGCTGCTCAGTACCCAAACGCGAAATAAGGGCGCGAAAATTATTAAAAGAAAAAAAGACAAGAAAATGAAAACTATTATTTCACTTATGAGCGCCTTTTTAATCGGTTGCGTTATTGCAATCGTTTCGAGCGTGTTCGGGTTAGTTGTTAACCCTCTAATCGGCGGCCTTGCGACTACGGGCGCCTTAACTATGTCGGGCGTTGTTTCGTTCGTTTCTGGCGCCTCTCAAGCCGGTATTCTTTGCGCGTTGCAAAAACAAGTCTGGGTTGCGGATATTATGGACAACCTATTTTTAGGTCAAGAGTTTATCGGTCGCTCAATTGACGATGGAAGTTTTATAAACAACTCTATTGTACATATTCCACAGGCGGGAAACGCTCCGAGTATTACAAAAAATAGGTCTTCTTTTCCGGCGACTATTGCAGAACGTACGGACGCAGAATTGACTTATTCGGTTGCTAATTTCACAACGGATCCAATAAGAGTTAGAAACTTTGACGAGGTTCAAGTGAGTTACGCTAAGAGGCAATCCGTTTTAGGTGAACACTCAGCGGCATTGTCTGAGAGAATGGGCGATGAGGTTGCTCATATATGGGCGCCAACGGCTGACGCCGCTCTCGTATTGAGAACAACAGGAGCAGCAACGGCCGACCTTGCACACGGCACGGCAACGGGTACAAGGTTGAGACTTACAAAGAATGATGTCGCGAAAATGGCTAAGAAATTAGACAAAGACAGGATGCCGAAACAAGGCAGAACATTGCTACTTAGCCCAGAAATGTACTACGAACTTTTTGAGGTCGAACAGTTAATTCTGGCCGATGTTATGGGCCGCGTAACTTTACCAGAGGGCGCGATAAATAGACTATTCGGTTTTGATATTATGGTGAGAGATACTATTGTCACTTATAACAACGTAGCAGCCGGAGCAAAGAAAGCAGTCGGAGCAGCAGCAGCGGCAACGGATTGTCTGGGGGCCTTAGCATGGTCTAGTTTTGCAGTTCGTCACGCTTTAGGCTCTATAGGAGTTTATTTAAATGAGGGGCAAGCTGAGCACTACGGCGACATCATGAGCGCTGAGGTTAATCTAGGCGCATCTATATCGAGAACAGACTCAAAAGGTATTGTTTCGATCGCTCAAGGTTACGTTGCACCATAAGCAACAAATTGAAAAAAAAGAATCGAGGGGCGCGGTCGATAGCCGCGCCCTTTATTTTTAACCATAATTTGAGAGAATGAAAAAACAAGAACTTTTAAAGATAGCTAAGGAATTCGTGAAAGGCGAAAGCCTAAAGAATAAACAAGGGTGTTATTTGACACTTGACGGGTCTGTCTTTTACCGAAACTATGCCGGTTTACAGTATGCCAGAGCTCACGCGGGTAATACTACTGAGGTTTATGAATTTGACGAAAACGCCGAGCTTGTCGTTTACAAAAGTGAAGACGTTGAGCGAATTGAGCTACTTAGGCGAATAGCTGACGACAACGAAAATAAGTACCAAAAACCTCAGCTTGAAAACTTGACAAACGAAGGTTTGAGAAAATTAGCCTCAGACATATTGACCGAAGGCTCAACAGGAGCAACAGGAGCAACAGAAGGTGACGAAGACAACGAGAACGACATAAATCTTGATAAAATGAGCCGTGACGAGCTTGTCGGTTTGTTAATGGAGTTGGATCCTACTCACGAAGTACAAAAGGAAAATAAAGCGCAATTAAAAGACATAATTGTTAACGCTAACACTCTAGCCTTATCGTCAGACTCGAAATTAATCTCTATGGTGAGGGCTTTTAACCCCGACATGATTGCTAAGGAAATGCCAGAAGGTGAGGTTTTAAGAATATTAAACAGTAACGAGCTCAAGGCCGTTGTGCTTAATTTGCGCGATGAGGTTGAGCTTGATCAAGAAATAAGCGACAAGCTTTTCGCACTAGGCGAGGAGATTAATTAAGGACTTTTAAAATTCAGTTAAATGAATGATGTAATTTTTACAAGAGGAAACGGGGCACTAGGCCGACCGTTGGCAACTCGTGACCATGTCAGCGCGATTTGTATGCCTGTCCCAGACGCTAATTTACCGGCGGGAATCACTACGACTGACAGAATAAAATTAATTTATTCAGTCGCGGACGCTGAGGCTTTGGGTATTTTATTGAGTGCTACCAATTTAACACATGCGCACTATCAAATAAGCGAGGTTTTTAGGCTTAACCCAAAGGCCGAGTTGTACGTTTATCTTTATGACTCAACGGCCTCAACGGCGGCGGTTTATTTGCAGCCTGTTATCGAGTTTCCAGAAAACGGCGAAATTAGAAATGTCGCTATATTTAAAGATGATGCAATCGCGAGCGCTGACGTTTTAGACGTTCAAAGCGTAGTAACGGCAATGCGAGCAGTACACCGACCTTTCTCGGCAATTGTAGGCTTTTCAGCTTATGGAGCTTCTAACGATTGGAGCACCGCGCTAGATTTGAGATCTTTAAACGCTGACGCGGTCGGGGTTGTTATTGGTGGCGATGGTTCGGGCTTAGGCTTTAACTTAGCGACAACAGACAACAATATACCGGCAATAGGCGCGGTTTTGGGGGCAACCTCTAAGGCGGGCGTGCATGAGTCTATTGCTTACGTTGCAAAGTTCAACTTTAGCAATGGGCTCGAGCTTGAAAAAACAGTTATCGGAGACAAGAGCAACCTCGTCAACGATCAAACTGAGGTTTTATTGACGGCTTTAACTGCTAAAGGTTACATTTTCTTTAGGAAGCACATGGGAATAACAGGATCGTACATAAACGACTCATCTAACGCGGTCGCTATTACTTCGGACTATGCTTATGGCGAGAACACCAGAACGATAGATAAGGCAATTAGAGGGGTTAGAACCTTTCTACTACCTCAGCTTGCAAGTCCGGTCTATTTGAACAATGACGGCACTATGAGAGAGGACACCGTTGCAAATTTCAGAGCTTTAGCACTTAGATCGCTTGATCAAATGCAACAAGCGGGCGAAATTTCAGCGAGAGAGGTCACAATCGACCCGACTCAACCGGTATTAAGTACGAGCAAACTAGTTATAGGTGTAAAAATTGTGCCCGTAGGAGTTGCCAGAAATATAGAAGTTAATATTGCTTTCGCTTTGAAAGTTAGCTAAACCCTTTAAAACTGCAAAAATGCCAGTAAACAATACACCTTTAATAAATGGGCGCGCGTATGACTTCGCTCAAATTGTCGTTAATGTTCTTGGAGTGCCTTTGATGGGTATTTCGAGCGTAACATATAGCGAAGAGCAAGAGAAAACAAACAACTACGGGGCCGGCAAGTATGCCGTTTCGCGTGGTCATGGAGCGGTCGAGGCGAGCGCGTCTTTTGACATTCACATGAATGACATAGAAGCGCTAAGAGACGCGGCACCCCTTGGGCGTCTGTTGGATATACCGCCCTTTGATATTCCTATCACTTTTTTAAACGCTAACAAGGTTGTGACTCACACTTTGAAAAATTGCGAGTTCACTAATGACGGGGTCGAAGCCTCACAGGGAGACACTCAAGTACAAAGGTCTTTTGATCTAGTTATCTCACATGTAGAGTATCGTTAAAACTTGATTTTTTCGTCTTATATTTGCGAGAATAAACCCCGTAAATAAAAAGACATGTCAGACGACAAAAAAGAAAACGGCGCCGCAACTTCTAAAGAGGGCGCGGCGTCTTTGGTTCCTGTTGGTGCAAAATTTGAGATCACTCTCGAGGACGGCGAAAAAATGTATTTAAGAGCTATTAATCGCCAACAGTTAGGTATTGTATTAAGCTTAATAATGCCGAGCTCTGGGCAACCCGATTACATAAGAGCGGGCGAGGTTATTCTTGAAAATTGCGCCATAAAAGACGCGGGCGACTTTGCAGCAATAAAAGCTGACGAAATGCTTTTCGTTGGGGCTTGTTTTCAAGCGTTTCAATTGATAGAGTTAAAAACCGGAGTTATAAAAAAGCTCTAAGCCGCAACGACTACTTGGTCGAGACAATTAAAAACATGGCGGCCCATGAAACGGCCAAAATAGAGGCCCTCATTCGGTTTCATTTTAAAATTGATGCGACACTCTTAACAGACGATGAGCTCGGGGCGGCATGGGGCGATTTAAAATTTGCCCTTGAGTATAATAAACTAATGACGGGCAACACTAACCCTTTAATGTAAAAAAAATGTCAAAACACGTTGAAGAGATAGTTTTAAGGCTAAACGACAAATTTAGCAAAGGCATGGGCAATGCCGAGCGTAGCACTAAAAAAGTGAGAGCCCAAACGCAACAGTTAAGCGGTCAAGTAAAAAAACTACAAGGCACCGCAATGAAGGCTTTCGCGGCTTTCGCTATATTTAAGGGCGTTAAGGCTATAGCGAATTTAGGTATTGAGATGGAACAAACGAGGGTTGCTTTCTCGACCTTTCTAGGCTCAGCCGAAAAGGCAAACGCAGTTATTAAGGAGTTAAACGAGTTTTCTAACGTGACCCCTTTTACAAACGATCAAGTAATTAAAGCCGGCAAGAGTTTACTCGCTTTTGGTACGCCCGCTGAAAAGCTAAAAGGTCAACTAAAAAGTATTGGAGACATCTCAGCCGGAACCGGCAAAGATTTCAACGAGCTCACGACTATATACGGAAAGGCTCAAATCGCGGGCACGTTGTACGCTGAAGACATTAACCAACTAGTCGAGGCCGGTATCCCTATAATTGGAGAATTTGCGAAGCAATTAGGAGTTAATGAAAGCCAAATTAAAAAAATGGCGTCTCAAGGAAAGATAAGTTTTTCAGACTTAGAAACGGCTTTTGGGAACTTGACAGGAGAAGGCGGCACTTTTTTCGATTTAATGGAAAAGCAAAGTAAAACTTTAGGCGGTCGATTAAGTAGTATAGAGGGTAAAGTTAATTTAGTAGGCGTTGCATTAGGCGAGGCTTTGCTCCCTGTTCTTAAACAAGTAGCCGACAAATTAGAGGTTCTGGTCGCTTGGATTGTTAAAAACAAAGACGCAATTGCCGCTTGGGTGCCCTTTATAGCTAAAAGCGTTGGCGTTATTTTAAGCGTTATCGCGGTCATAAAAGTATGGATGGGCGTGCAAACAATGATTAATTTTTTGCTGACGGCTAACCCTATAGGCTTAGTTATAATGGGGGTCGCGGCTCTTATTGCTTTAATAGCGGTCATTATCGTTAAATATGACGAATGGGGCGCGGCTATGACTTTACTGCTAGGCCCTCTAGGTACAGTTATTAATTTAATTCAATCTTTTCGCCGAAATTGGGATGATATAAAAAAGGCGTTTACTGACGGAGACATAATTGGAGGACTTAAAAAAATAGGCTTAGTTATTGTCGATTCATTGCTTATGCCTGTTCAACACTTGCTAGAGTTGGCGTCAAATATTCCGGGGTTACAACATTTAGCGGGCGCGGGCGCTGCAAAAATTGAAGAGATAAGGCAAGGGCTTGGTGTTAATATGGATTACGGCCCAACAGGCCCGCCGGCACCCGAAGACTCAGATGTCGAAGAGGCCGCGAGCACTAGCACTAACAAATACAAATTAGACTCTTTACTCGACCCCGTAAAAGACGCCACAAAGAAAGCAAAAGGCGGGGTTTCTGGCGGTTTAAATGGAGTTGCAAGCTCAGCGCCTAAGAATATCACAATATCAATTAATAAGTTAGTCGAGAGCTTGAACGTGAACACTACCAACTTAAAAGAAGGCACGGCCGAAATTCGCGAAGAGATAACGAAAGCGCTAATGTTAGCAATAAATGACTCACAAATAATAGCAAGCTAAATGTCAAGATCTACTTTTGTTGTAACGGGCGCGGGCTTGCAAGCCATAAAGTCCGAATTGTTTAAGGTTGGCGACACTAACGCTGACGACCCCCGCCCAAAGGCTTCTTTGATGGGCACGAGCGTTTGGTCTAACCTCATCTTTTCAGCGGGCAACTACGAGACGCTTGAGGGCGATCAAATCGAATTCGATGAGATAGTATTTAATTCGGCTTTATTAAGTATAAACCAGAGCAAAAACGTAGTCACTACGGAAATACAAGGCCGCAACGGGTCTGTAAAAGAGTATATAAGTGACGGCGACTTCGTTATCACTATTTCGGGCGTTATTACTGGCGAAGGTTCTGACGTTTATCCAGAGCTTGAAGTTATTAATTTGATCGAGATACTAAAGGCGCCCGTTTCGCTAAAAATAGAAAGCGAATTTTTAAACTTTTTTGGTATTGATGAGATAGTCGTGACTAGTTATTCTTTACCTCAAGTCTCTGGATCCAGAAACACGCAACCCTTTCAAATAAATGCGCTCTCAGACGAGGCGCTTGAATTACAAGATTTAAACAATATTTAAACACTAAAAAAAAATGGCGAAATCCACTAAAAAACAATTGTTACTAGCCGATAACAATATGCTTATCGTTCACAATAAGGCAACCGCTAAAATTGAGATAGTGATCGGATTAAGTGACAAGATCATTCGGCCCATGCCAGACGATGAGGAAAACACTATCTTGATAAGCTCAGATTTTAACGGCCGCGAGGGGTTTGCAATTAAATTTCTCGAGGCTTACGGAAACAGAGGCGAGCGATTTACTGAGGTTGAGCAAATCCTTTCTTATCTTGCCCCTGTCTCTAAGTAAATGAAACGGCCTACTTGTAAAATAACGATAGGAAAATTTGAGCTTGATTTCTTGACTGACCTCGAGATTATTAGCGCTTGGAGAAACTTGACTGACACCGCAATTTTAACCTTACCTAATAAGATTAGAAAAGGCGGCAAGTCAATCGTTTCGGGGTCTGACAATCTTTTTAAGAGGGGCGATGAGGTTGAGATTGTTCTAGGTTATTATCCAGAGACGGCGCGAGTTTTTACGGGGTTCGTTGCCGGAATTATTCCAGACTCGCCCCTTGTTTTAAAAATAGAAGATCACGCCTACTTATTTAAGCAAAAAACGATAACGGCGTCTTATAAAGAGACGACACTCAAGAACCTCTTAATAGACCTTTGCCCTATTGAATTTGTAAGCGTTGACGCTAACCTCGGAGGGTTTAGAATATCAAATGTAAACTTTGCCCAAGTTTTAGCCGAGTTAAAAAAGACTTACGGCCTCGTGAGTTGGGTGCGGGCGGGCGTCTTATATTGCGGCCTTGCCTACGTGCCGGCGATAAGTTCAAAACATAAGTTGCACTTTCAAAGGAATATTATAGAGAGTAGCCTCGAGTACTTACTCGAAGAGGACGTCAAAATAAAAGTCAAGGGCGTTTCTATTTTCAAAGACAACTCAAGAGTTGAGCTTGAGGCCGGAGATCCAGACGGTGCGCAAAGAACTCTTTTTTATTATGGACTAAGCGAAAGCGAGTTAAAAAAAATAATCGAGACAGAATTGCCAAAACTAAAATACGAAGGCTATCGAGGAGGCTTAACTACTTTCGGGTCGCCAACTATAAAGCACGGCGATACAATCGAACTAACAGACCTTAAATTTACAGAGCGCGAAGGTGAGTATTTAGTCGATGAGGTTGTAACAACTCAAGGGCTTAACGGATTTCGCCAGAGCATAACTTTAGGCGCCAAATTATCGAAGTAAATGAAAGATAAGAACCTAAAAGAGCTAATTGAAGACTTGGCAAACGACCCCGCCGCTGAGAACTACGGAAAACCTTGCGAGGTCATAGAGGTTGACGAGGTTGCTAGAACTTGCGATGTCAAGCCCTATGACGGCACCGCGACAATTTACGGGGTTAGATTGCAAGCGGTCGAGGGTTCGGTCAAAGGCGTTGTTTTAATTCCAAAAAAAGGCGCGGGCGTGCTCGTTGTTTTTATAAGTAAATCGCGGGCCTTTGTCGCTATTTGCGAAGAGATAGACAAGGTTCTTGTCGATTGCGATGAGGTCGTATTTAATGGCGGCACAAATGGCGGCACGTACAACGCGCCCGCGACAAATTTAGAATTGAATAAATTAAAGTTAAGAATGACGGCACTCGAAGCGTCTGTTTTAGCTTTTGGAACGGCCCAGAATTCGGCCGCTTTGGCGGTCGTTGTTTTGGCGCCCTTAGCCGTTGCGCCCGCTGCTCTTGTTGCGGCCGTTGGTGCATTGCCTCCGAGCGGTTCGTTTGGGAGCTCCTTAATTGACGATAAAATAAAACATTGACATGATAGACAACGCAAAAGACATTATCTTTACCGAAGACTTGCAAATCGTAAACGGCGACTTTTTAGTCGGCGAGAGTGACGGGCAAAGCATAGAACATATATTGAGGGCTGACGTTGGGCAATTTCGTCAATCGCCTTTAGTTGGCGTAGGCTTACAATTGCAAGATAATTCTAGCGTTGAGCCTCAGAAACTAAAGCAAAAGATTAAATTGCAGCTAAAAGCTGACGGGTTTAGCGTTAAAAAGGTTTCTATTGTCGCGGGCGATGTCTTGGGAATTGATATTGACGCCAAAAGAGTTAAATAAATGAGTTATCAATTTAGAAATAAAGCGAGAATAAGATCAAAGCAAAATTTGCTTGATGTAGCCATACAGGAGTACGGCAACGCTGAGGCTTTTTTTAAATTGATAGACTTAAATGCGAGTAACTCTTTTACTATTGATTCGGTGCTCGATTCGAGCGTAAGCAAAGAAATTTTTGCCGACAATCAAACGGGGCAAGAGATTGACCTCGTTAAAAAGTTCAATTTAGAAGATAAAAACATTGTAAACGAAGACTTCGGCCTCGTGCCCGTGACGACTTCGGAGTCTGGATTTAGTATCGGGTTTAGTAGCGGATTTTAAAAAAAAACCATGGCATTTGACACCCCTTTAAAAGCGACCGTTGTTAGCGAGATATTAACAAAAATAAATGATAATGTTTCGCAAGATATTACACCCGCTGAGCTTCGCGAGGTTCTTAACTCGTGTTTAGATTATGCCGAGCAAGCCGCCAACTCTGACAATATAACGCAAGGCTCAACAAATAAATTTGCAGCAGCAGCGGCAACGGAAGCTGAGTCCGAGGCGGGCACCGAAACGGCCTTGAGGTCGTTTTCGCCTTTACACGTAGGCAAAGCAATTGAGGCCCTACAGGCTATAAATGTTATAATAGACACCCCGTTAATCACCTCGGCGATGACGTTTTCAGATAAGATCTATCTTTTAAACTTATCAATTGCCGCGGCGTTTTTGCCGCCCGCGTCACCTAGTTCGGGTGATCAGTTTGGAATAATTGACGCGACACGAAGTTTTAGTAGTTCGGTTTATTGTCAAATTAGATTCGCATCGGCGGGGGTCAAGTTTCACGGAAACAATGTTAACATTAACATTCAAAAACAAGACGCGAGCGTCGTTTTTGAATACGTGAACACCACTACAGGGTGGGTTATTATTCGGGGTTCAATAACTTAAAAAAATAACTAAGAATGGCAAGAACGGTACAAGTAATTTATGACGCTTTAGTCGCTGAAAAGGAGCTTTTAAGTAACCTCAGCGGGTTGCAACCTAACCCCGAAAGCTCTCAGACTTTTTTGCAAGACTTGACGAGCACTTCAAAAGTCGCCGTCTGGCGCTTGTTTTTGTACGTGGTGGCCTTCGCTAATCACGTTATTGAGGTTTTATTTGATAGGCATGCCGCTGAGGTTACGGCTTTAAAATACACGCTTATAACGGGCACTATTAGATGGTACCAACAAAAGGCGCTCGAGTTTCAGTATGGAGACGCTTTGACTTGGAACGGTGCACAATATATTTACACTCCTGTTGACGCTTCGGCTCAAATCGTCAAGAGGGCGGCCGTTTTTGCTTCGGGTGGTATTACTAGAGTTAAAGTTGCAAAACTTGATACAGACGGCATGACCCCCATACCTTTGACCTCGGCCGAAAACGTGAGCTTCACCTCTTATATGGCCGCGATAGCTTTCGCGGGCGTTAACATTATAGTGATCTCAACAACCGCTGACGACATTACTATTAACGCTACTATTTACTACGACCCCTTGGTCATGACACCAACGGGCGAGCTTATAGGTTCGGCCGGAGTGTTTCCGGCTAGAGATGCTATAAATTCATATATTTCGAATTTGCCTTTTAATGGTATTTTTAACAAAACCGAACTCGTTGACGCTTTGCAGTTGGCCCAAGGTGTAATTGATCCTGTCCTCGGCGACTTGACGGCAAGATACGGGGCTAACCCCTTCGCGGCCGTTGGTGACAATTACACGGCCTTTGCGGGGCACATGACTATTTACTCGAGCACGCCTTTAAGTGGCACTTTGACATACATAGAGGCTCAAAATTTATAAAATATGTACGATTTTAATGTACTTCGACTATATACGCGGCTCGTGCCGTGGTTTCTGAGAACGCCCGTTTTCATGTCGTGGCTCGGCGTTTTGGCGTCTGTTGTTTCGTTTGTTCAAGGTTTACTTTTGGCGTTCGTTAATCAAACAACTTTTGACCTTTTATTTAACGCTCAAGTCGTTTATTTAGAACATGTCTTAAATGAAACTTTTGACTCAACGCCCGACATTTATATCGAAAACGTGTTCTTGCCTTCGTTGTATTTAGATAATAAAATTGAGTCTCAGCCGGCCGACTACTTTAGACAAGAGGCCGAAAACGACCCTATATACATGAGAAATCGGGAAGAGTACGAAAGCACAAATCAATACATTGTGCACGTTGCCGCGTCACTTTCTGGCGATGTTATTTTAATCACTTCTTTAATAAATATGTATAACTTAGCCGGCATACCTTATACTATAGTTTTCGACCTTTAAAAAAACAAAAATGAATTCATTAACGACAAATATTAACGGCGGGTTTCCTTGGGTTCTTGACGATTTTAGGTGGCATAACGATCAAGAGCAAGCTTTTGCAAATAGCTTAATTAGCGGCCTTTGTGGCGGCGTTGACTGTATTGTCTCGGGCGTTGTTTTAACTAGTGGCGTGAATGTCTCAGCGGGCTATTTGTTTTTGTCTGGCGAACTCGTTAGGGTTGACGCTCACACGGCCCCAGATTTAGACCAAGGCGGCGACTTTCATAAGATTATAATAACGGAGTCTTTTGACTCGGCCGGCTTAAAGTCTTTAGAGGACGGGGGCACGGGCAACGCTTACAATAAAAGACGCGCAACTCTCACGGTCGGAAATTTTCCGGTGGGATCTAGTGTGAGATATTCAACTCTCGATCTATTGCCCGAAATTGTAGGGCTGCAAGGCTCAACGCCTTGGATTACGGTAAACGCGACCGACTTAACTGTTAGCTCGGGAACTATAGACGAGGGAACTTTCTCTTATAGAGTCAGAGATAATAGGGTCGAGGTTTCCTTTAGTATTGGTTTAACGCTCGGAGACATAAATCAATTTTCAATAACCCCGCCTAGTGCCGTAATTGGAGATAACGTCTTTTCTGTTCTGACTCACTACTCAGATAATGACGCCTTAAAGGTTGCGCATATTACTAAAAACGGTTTGCTCTGGAATGTTAGTAGAGACGCCGCCGAGGCTTTTGCAGCGGGTTCCGTTACTTTAAAAGGTGAGTTTTCTTATAAAATATAATTTTTTGGAATGGTAGAGGCTGAGAGAAAGGAACTTTTAGAGCTTATGGTTCTAGCGGGCAAATCAAGAGGGCAAAGCGAAACGAACGACCTCAAGAGGTGGGCCTTGCCTGTTGTGATAGGGCTTACAATCGCTTTCGCGGGTTGGTTCGCAACAAAGTCAACTCAAGACATAGAGAACACCACGGCGATAAATAAAACGCTTGAGTTTATGCAATTGCAGCAAAGCGCAACTAACGAGGCGCTAAAGGAGCAGCTTGACGACATGAAAGCGGCCTTTGAGTCGGCCGTTGAGAGAATAGACGGCAAGCTCGGCGAGCAGTTCACGAGAGTAGATTTTAACCGCGAAATGCTATACAGAGATCAAGATTTTAAGCGAATACAAAACCAAGTCGAGGCCGTTCTTGACAAACTAAACGAGAAAAAATGAAAGCAAACGAGGCCCTTTTAAGCGTAGCGATGAGCCAACTCGGCACAAAAGAAATAGTCGGAGGTAATCATGAAATCGAAGTATTAAAATATTATAAAGAGATCGGTCATTCTTGGGTTGCTGACGATGAGACCCCTTGGTGTGCCGCCTTCTTAAATTGGGTTTGTCTTCATGCTTTAACTCCAATGGTTACAAAGTCGCAACGATTGAGAGCTCGGGGGTTTCTCGAGTGGGGTTATGAAGTCGAGAGAGCGCAAGCCTATCAAGGCGACATTGTCGTACTATGGCGCAAGAGTAAAGACTCGGCTTCTGGGCACGTTGGTCTATTGATCGGTTGGTCTGTTGATCGTGAGTTCGTTTACCTTTTGGGCGGCAACCAATCAAATCAAGTAAAGGTTGCGAAATATGCAGCCGCTAGGATCCTAAGCATAAGAAGAGGGCAAACTCATAGCGAAATCGTTTTCGCTCCTAAAATACAAGCTCATGAAGTGGTTAACTGAATTATTCGGCGGCAAAATTGTCGAAGACGTAGGGGCCGCGATTGACGGCTTAACAACTAGCAACGCCGAAAAAAGCGCGGCAAAAAATACGATTGCTAAAACCGTGCTCGATTCACTTAACAGACTTGGAGACGCGCAAAGAGACGTCCTAGTGACAGAACTTAAAGGCAATAAGATCCAGAGAATGTGGCGGCCCGTGACAATGCTCGCCTTTGTTTTTATTGTGATATTTCATTTTTTTATTTACCCTTTGATAAGAGTATTTAATCCAGAGTTGCCAGAGTTGCCAGAACTTGAGGCTTATTTCTGGGAGCTTCTAAAAATTGGCCTCGGTGGTTACGTTGTCGGCCGGTCGGTTGAGAAAGTTGCCGAGACTATGACAAAGAACACGGATTTATCTTTTTTAAAGAGAAAAGACCGCAAAAGGGCAATGAAGGAACAGTTTGACGTTGACACCTCAGAAGACTAGCGAAACAAGCCACCAGAACAACAAAGGGGCACCATTAGCGCACCTTTGTTGTTTTTGTGTGGTCTATGACCTTTTATTAATTAGACTCAAATGCAATGACTCCTAAAGATCCAGAAAGTCTTAGCGTTGTCATTCTTTTAGAGACTTGATACAACATGTCTCTAGTATCCATTTTATGCACACCTAAAGCTATCGCAGCTCTTAAAAACAAAGCCGCTCTTTTATGTCCAACGCTCGCACCTTTTCGAAATTTAATTTCTATAATCATGGTTTTTAGATTTATTGCTTTCGCTTCATTCTAACGCTTTCAGCGTGGAATTCGAAAAATAACCATTTAAAGGCGTAGCTCATTCGGTCGCGGGTTCCGATTGTCTGGGTGTGCGTTGAATGTTGGCGATATTTCCACCAAACAGGCAAGAGGTCGCAAGATATTTTCGGCAAAATGTAAAGCCTTGTTTGATATTTGCAGTCGTCAATTTTGACGGCTTCGCCTCGGGTTCTTTTTACTCTATCTTTCATTTATTTCGTTTTTGTGGTTTCGTTTTGGGTGTCTTCGGAAAACTCGAGGCGAAGCTCCTTTTCGTTTCTGTCAACAAGTTCAACAAATAATTGTAAACCTTCGGCCTCAGCGAAAGCGCTAACGGCGTCAAGGCTCTCTTGATCTAAGAGAGAACCCTCAAAGCGTGCGATCTTAACGTCACCTAACAGACCCGCCCCCAACTTGAGCCCCGCGACAATTTGCGCGGCCGTGTTATTCTGGTCTATATGGAAGGGTAACCCGTTAAGAGTAAAGCCGAGAGTTTCGTCATAATCAAAGCCCTCAATCGCTTTCGTATGCGAAGCAATTAGCGCTTTTTTCTCGGTAATTTTCGCGGCCTTTTCGGTTTTGGCCGTTTCCAGAGTGACCTCGATCTTGTCAATCTCATCGCTCAGAGTTTTATTTTCTTGCGCTTTCTTAATCTCTTCGTTTGTCTCTTCTAAATTGTCAAGCTTTTCTTTGAGTTCGGCCTCGTCTCTCTCTACACGGGCACGGATCCAAAACTCGCCCTTTGTCGCGTTGTCGGTGCAAACTTCGGCCTCGGCCTTCAACAGTTCTATTTCGGCAAAAATTTCCTCTCGGCGAGCTTTCTGAGATTGCATTTTAATCCTAAAGTCTTCGGTTGTGCGATTATACTCAACGGCCGCCAAATAGTCATTGTTTAGATTTGACAAAGATTGGATTTCGAGCTCGGCCGTTTTAGGGTCGAAAAATTCAAAATTGCCGCTTACTGAGGCGAGTCTCTTTTTTTCATAAGTTACAAC